CGCAGAAACTTCCGGGGTTGGCCAAAGTCCTTGACGACACGAGAATCAGATTTCGAGGGGGTTCCGGCCATCAGGATGGTCTCCTTTCGGAAGTTGGTGCGCGGCTAGGATGGGGCAAGAGTAAAGCTCGGGAGGACGAATCCCCCCGGACTAACTACTTGCGCTTTGCGGCGGCGCGCCGCTCTTTCTTGGTTTCCTTGCGCTTGTTGGCCATGATGTGTTTCTCCTTTGCACGAGCCAAGCCGAGGCCGAAGCCCAGACGAGAGCAGAGTGCGATTAGGAGAAGGATAGAACGGAAATGAGAGGGTGGGAACCCCCTCGCCATAACACCAGTGTTATGCGAGAGCAAAAATCACTGAATATTATGTATAAAAACCCGTCCCGAGTGCAAACCGCCATGGCGAAACTGACAAATAGGAATTCCAAATTCAGCAAGAACCCCAGTTCGTATCCACCAGTGGACGGTCTGCGGCCTGCGCCCCATCAGTCTTGAAAATTCCATAACCGTCAACCATTGCCCCGGCCACGAACAAGAAGGAACGCCGCGCGCAGAAAATGTGGGATCTGGGATTGTTGTGGCTGTGACCGCTGTTGCCGTTTTCTCACCCGCCTTTATCATTTGCGGCCACTCTTAACCTTCGCCAGCGCGGCCAACGCCTGCGAGGTCTCCTGTTCCTTGGCAATTCCTTCAGGATCAGGATAGCCCAGCGTCCGAAGCCCGCGTTCTGGCCCGACCACGCCACTCTTCATCAGGTCAGGCGTGATCTTGCGCACAATCGCTTCGGACAGCGGCCGAACGCTTGCGTCGTCCAGCGCAACGTCATAAGTCGAGGGATCGACCATCCCATTCCACGACGCGAGGGTAATCCCTTCGGGACCACGATACGGCAGAGTGGTCTTGGCCTGATATTTGCACATCGTATCAAAGAAAAATTCGCCGGCCATCTGCGCCGTCTCGCTCAAGAACCGGCCGGCGAGCTGAAGCAAACCGGAAGATTGCAGAACCGCTGAATCAAATAGCTCAGTCGAAACATTCCCGGCGCCGGGGTCACCCTGGCGCGAAGCGGAGAACCCGAGCACATCATTTTGAAGGGAGAGAAGTTTCTCAGCGCCTTGAAGCGCGCCGTTGCCAATAGCGTTCGGGGTGATCGGCGTGGGAGGCTTCGACCCGGGCTTGATCGTCACAACCTCGCCCGGCAGCCCGCCAAATCCATCAATGTCGATTCCCGTGTTTTCCTCGATCACCCAAAGCGCGTTGTTCATGCGCAAGCCATTCTCGAAGATTTGTGAGTAGAATCGTTGAGCTAAGCGCTGCATGTTCTCTGTCATGCGTGTAACAGGAATGCCCCACGGGCCAAACAGAGGCGGCAAAACGTAATTGGGAAAGATAGGGAATCGAGGCGCGGCGATGTCGCGACGGGGCGGGTATGGGTTGTCGCCGTCTTGCAGAATCACACCTTCACATTCCACGAGCCAGCGGCCCTGGGGGTACTTGAGCCGAACTTCCGGGTCGATCAGCGAAGTCGCTGGAACATCGTCTTTCTCGACAGTTTCGCGAGTGTAGTCACGGCAGAAGCAGTGATTGACTAAAATTCTCCATTCACTACTTTGAGTACGGGCGCCCTGGCCAGGCATACCAGGCATCGAGGACATTGGCCCCTGCGGCTGCATAATCCCGTAGCCGGAGTCACCGGAGAACGGTTGGAAACCGCCAGAGGTGTGCCGCGGGGAGATCGCACGGGAAGTTTCCGGCCACTTCAACCGGACCTCTTCAAGATTCATCCACGTGCCCCAGCCCGCGTAAGCCGGGTTCCAAGTGTAGTCGGCCCCTGGGTCAAAGAAGACGAGGCGCGGGTCGATACTGCGCGCCCACATGCCGCCACGAGCACGAGAGAGATCCGGGTCAAATCCAGCAACGATCCACCCGGCGCCGCAATAGCGCGCGGTGAGCCCCGCCATGAGCAAGTGCAGGTTCATCTTCGAGATTTGCCACTGAGCCTGAAGGGAAACTTCGCGGGCAAGGTCGCGCGCGGATGAAGACGGAAGAGAAGAGTCAGCCTGCTGAGCGCCAGAGTACGAAGGATCGCCGGCACCAGCGGAGGGGAAAATGTACATCCGCGGAGAGAGGTTGCTGACCTGGTTCGCTTCCTCCAGCATAATCCGTTGCAACATCGGAATCGAAAGGGAAGGCCTGTAGACCGGGCCTGGGGTCATCGCGTCCTGGAGGTTGTAGAGCTTTTCAGCGTTTTCCGCGAATGTCTCGCCAAGGCACTTGTTGCGAAAGGAATCTGACGATTCCCGCCATTCAGAAATATGTTTTGACCTAGGATCAAGATGCTCCTGCTTTTGGGACTTTCGCGCGGTGCCAATGAAGACCAAATTGCTCATCTAAACCCCTGTCCGCCTACAGAATAGCACCAATCTAGCTTCTTTTCCTAGCGCGCTTAGACTGAGCTTTCTTCACAACAGAGTTGGCCCCACGGATCGCACGCGAATCTGAACCCGTCCGTTTGAGGATGGAGTTGGCCACAGATGCCCACTGGCGCTTTCGCTTCGGCGACTTGGCCTTCTTCGTAAAGCGAGCGGATTCACCTGGAGTCCAAGGCATTGACCTATCTCCGCTTTCCTGCCGGCCGTGGCACAGAACGCTTCGGCGTCCGCTTAACCGGCTGCTTAGCCGGCTGCTTAGCCAGCTGCTTAGCCGCAGCCTCTGCCTCCGCTTGCGCCTGAAATCCCGCATTCGCCTTCCGCACCATGTCATCATGCCAAGAAGTATCTGGCCGGCGCTGCGGTGTAGGGATGGAGTTGATCCAACCCCTTACGGTGTCAGAAAGACGCCGCGCACCCTGCGTCAATCCACTCGCATCTTCCTGTGCCATGGTGGTTATCCCCGCTTCCCGGTCGCGCGCTTGCCGGACTTTTTCTCAGCCAGGCGAGTTGCTTTACGTAGGAAGCCGACCGGATGACTGCGACTTTCAAGTTCCGGTGTCTCGTCTTTTTCTGGTGTGCAACTTTCCTTCTTCATCGACGACCTCCGATTCTGGGATGGCGACGGCGGGACGAACCGCGCACAGGCCGTCGGCTGGTGTGGGCAGCGGGGGAGGAGGCTGAGCCTGACTCCCCCTCGGCAGCGGACATGCCAGTGCCAGGGTGCCCATCTCGATTAGATTTCTTCTTGGCTGATTTGGACTTGCCCCCGCCACCGAGCGCGGTTCGGGCATGATCCAAAGCTTCGTCTGTAGTCGCAGCCACGCGACGAACGGTACGGCTGGGTTCGTCTTTCTTGCTGCCACGTTGCCGATGCCGGACCACGTAACCGTTGTCGGCCGGCTCGATGGTTACTTCTGGAGGGGCAGAATCGTAGCTGTCATCCACGGCGCCGACTCGCTTTCTTCACAGCCTTGCGCCGCGAGGAAGAGACACGATGCGGTGTGGAGACCGGAGGGCCTCCACCGGAGCGGCCGGACGGACGCGCATCAGGATCAGTGTAATCCTTGCGCGGGTTCTCAGGGAGAGAGGAAGAAAACTCAGCCGGAGCGGTGGTCTGGTATTTGGCGCGGGCGGTAGACAAGAGAGTGCCTCCAAGACGGTGCTAGGCAGAAGGATAGCGGAAAAAAGGAGAAAAAGGGGGTTTTCGCCATAACACCAATGCTAAGCTGATTCGTCCTCTGGCTCAATCTCGACCAGCACTTCATCCCCGTCCTCTTCATTTGCAACTATCGAATCGACCTCTTCCTCCACCGGAACCTCCAGCTCAGCTATCTCCGAGGCGTCCATCCTGAGCCACCGGCCCAGCGCAGTCGCCGGGGTCTCTGTGCTCTCTGCCTCGGTCTCCTTGGTGTACTGCTCCAGATTGGTGATGATCGTGGTCGCATCCTTCAGGTCAAGCGCGCCGCCCATGACCAGCGTGTCCAGATTCGCCATCAGGTCATGGCGGTAGCCGGAATAGGCAGCCGTCTTGGACTTCTTCCTGTTGTCGTTGAACCGCTCGCCGATCTCGCGGAACAGGCGCCGGGCATCGGCGCGCTCAGTCTCGGTGGGAACGAGGACGCGGGGAGGAGTGGGGCCGCCAGCATCCTTGGGAATCAGTTTGGCTATGGCTTTGGGGAGAGGAAGACTGGCCTCAATCTGCTTCTTCTTCTTCCCTCCTCCGGTTTTACTCCCGGCTGGCCGTCCGCGAAGCCGCCTTCCAGCGCCGCCTTCTGCCGCGGACTGGGCTGGCCTGTCGGAGGAGGCGCTTGGCCCGGCCGCGAGAACGGCAGCACCCCGTCGCGCAAAGTCGTCTGAGCTCGGAGCAACCTCTGATGCGTGGTCAAGCCGTTCGCGCGCTGATTCGCGATTGCGTCCTGCCTCTCCGGAGTCAAAACGGTATGGGGCAGGCGCTGAGGCTGATCGGGAAGGAGCGAAGGTTCTGGTTCCAGGGAACCCTGGGTCGGGGGCTGGTCCAGCGCTGACTTGATCTCCGGGGACGACTCGAAAGGTGGGGAGGAGATTGCGGTTCCGGGCTGGCTTATCTGAAACAGGCTTTGCAAGAAAGTCGCGAAGGTCGTCGCCGAGTCCGGCGTCGGGAATGTTAGGGTTATTCTGTTGGCTTGTTGCTCGATCATCTTGGTTCATCTCGCTCTCCTACCACCATTCAGGCTCTAACGCAAAATCAATGCAAGGTAAGCACATATAACACGTGCCAAATTTTCCTTCACACTTCCCATCTTCCTTGAAGACTCTCGTACCAACAGGAATCATGTGTTGGGTATCCTGTTTCCAGCCAGCACAAGTATGCTCTTTTCGAGTGACGACCAGCGCAGTCTTCCGGCATTCCACCCCAACAGGAAAATCGTCTCCCGCGCCAGGGTCAAAAGATAAATACTGCGCATCGGTATGCGCCGGTGGGAGCCCTTTACGATGCGCCAAACCTACGCTTTTACTTTTTGCCATCCTCGTCTCCTATAGCCACTCAAGCCTATTTCGCATCTGCTTCTTCTTCGAGTAAATTTCCAGTTTTTTCAAATGATCGTTCCCACTCGTCAGCAGCATCCCTGAGCCCGTCACACTCGGATCTCGCAACCATTCAGGCATCTGACCGCGCGCCGGCGAGAACCCGGCTGACTCGATTTCTTCTTTGGTCAGCATAATGTTGCGAGGCGCGATAGGGCGGCAAGCGGTTGGATGGTTTTGTTCCAATGCTATCCAGCCGAGGAAGCCTGAGTTGTGAACCGCCACTCCCTGCGCTTGGTAAGTATGGTCGCCCTCCACGTCAAGATTGAACACCGGACCTGAGTAAGGGACCAGTTCCAGAGATTTGATTGGTGCCCAGAAGCCATCGTCCGTCTCAACAACGTGCCGTTTATGAAACTTCCTCTCGACGGAGTGGAACTTAGATACACCGACAAATCGCTCGATGAACTCAGCAGAAGCACATAAAATCCAAATATCCTGACTCTTTGGCGTACTAATCGTAGACCAGATTCCCTCATCGATCAGTATCTGCCTGATCTGATGAATCAATACACGAGATGTGCTGCTCGCGCGAACTGAGCTGCGCTGCCCCTTCGGCTGCGACCCATCACCCGACATAAATGCACCAACGAGAGGAAGCAGTCCAGAGCAGTTATACACGGAGGGGTGAATTTTCCGAACCTGCTGCGACCCACCAGCGAACTTCGTGAAGAACTCATGCCAATAACGTGAAGAGTAAACTACTCGAATCGCATTCTTGCCCACTATCACTTGGACGCGCGGGGGCTTTTGATTAGACCGC